AAATACACCATTATAGCTATAACCTGAGCTGTTAGTTAAGTTAGGGTAATTAGTTATCCCACTACTAGCCCCATATTGTTCACCAAACCTTACAACATAGCTAACTATTGAGTTTTCACATTGCTTAAAAGTAGTTGTGTTGTCTTGCGGATCAATACTTAAAAAGTTTTGAATTATTCCACTAACATCAAAAACACCATAGTTATTATTTGGATTTGCTACACATTCAAGCCTTGTGTATGATGCGCTACCATTAACGTATACATCCGCTATATAGCGGAAATTTTGTTGAGTATAGTTAGTACTGCTTAGCGTGAAAATCATTTGATTGAACGCAGGTGAATAAGAATAAGGGCTATTATAAATTGTTAATGCCATAGTTAATCGCTTTTGTTATATTTTCTTTGAACATTGGTAACTCAGATGTAAGGAATTTACTTCCCTTATATCCGAATCTCTTTATTGTACCTTTTTTTAAGATGTTTGTTGCTATTGCATAAGATAATGACCTCTGAGCTTTTTTAGTTCCAGCCATTTGTTGTAAACTTGGCTTTTCAGAAATCCACTTTCTAATTAATGGTTGTAGTTTTCTTCTATTCTCTTTTGTGAACCCTATCGGTTTAGTTCCTTTGTCCACATCCTTCCAATAGTCTTCAAGTTCTATTTTAACCTTTACAGACCCTGTGCTAACAACATAAGGCAAAGCCTGAATAGATGCGGATAAACGCCCACTAGCCTCTAAATCATTTTCTTTTAAATTGCTTTTAATCTTAAAGATGAAGTTTTGCACTACCTCATCTAATACTGCTTTTGGCTGGTTAAATATAACGTTTGCTTTGTCTTCGACATCTTTAAAGAATTCTTCTAGTTTCTTCGATGCCTGTTCATCTAACTTTGCCATTTGTTACGATCTTTTACAAAACTTAAATAATTCAAAAAAGCAACCACATTCATGTTTAGATAGTAGTCCCATTTAGTTCGGTCTTTATTACTCAAAGAGTCCAATGTTACATACCATCCCCAATATTCTAAATGTTTATCTTGCTCTGTTTTATCAACTTGTTCGCCATCTTGTTCGCTTTGATTAATTCGTTTTCCAAATAATCCTGAATAACTGGATGTAAAGCCTCCATAACCTTGCAAAAAAAAAGCGCAAC